GTTTTTTTCATTAGTGGCGCATGGAAAAATTGACTTTACTTTGAAGATAAACATTCTTGCATCTTCTACGGTTAAAAACTTTGCTTGTTTAGTCATTGTTAGCCTCTTTATTAATTCTAGCTGGTTTGAAAATGTTTTTGATATGTTCTGGCCAGTTGTTAAATTTTTCTTCGGACACGCTATAATGCAGATCAATATACTCTTTGGGGTTGTCGCCGTGTTTTTTTATGGCATAAAAAATATCTCTTAGTTTATCTTGATCCCAGTTTTGAATTTCAAGATTTCCTCCAAATTCTTGCAAAAGAGTTTTAGCAAAGGTTTCGATATTGCGGTTTTTGATTGTCATTGAATTATTCTCTAAAATTTGTTTATAGGTTTTTTGTTGCTTTACTTCTTCTTTAAAAGGCGTGTAAGACATTTTAAAAATCCTCATTTTCGGTTATTATATCGTTTTTTGACTCTATGATATAATTTAATTTTTTAGAATATTGCCTTTCCTCACGAAGTTTAATTTTCTTTTTATCTAACAATCGTTTTAGCAAATCATTTTCCATCTTTAATTCATCAATCAACTTCAAGCTATCTCTAGAAATTCCAATAATAGATTCTCTATCAATAAATCCGTGAGGGCTACTTTCGGTTTTTTTTCTTAATTTATTTTCAATTTCGTTTAAAATATTTTTGCCATAAGGTCGCGGACTTGGGTCTTTTCTTTCAATATACATTAAAACCTCACGAATTCAATTTCTCTCGCTTTCATAAAAGTTAAGAGACTCTCTTTTTGTATTTTATCGCCTGCTTCGCCATATTCCAAAGCACTTTCAATATAATCTTGATAAATATCTGAATCAGTTTTGTTGCCCTCCTCATCATAATTTTGGTCGCAATAATCGCATTGATAAAGAGATTCAATTATATCTTTAAATTGAGGTAAATCTTCGGCGTTTATGTATTTTCTGATTTTCATATTATTTAAATTTAATGGTTTGAAAAAGATTGATTCTGAATAACTTTCCCATTTTCATCATAGACTAATTGCCAAGCTATTTTACCGTTTTCGTTGTATTTTATGCTTTTGTTTAGTCTTATGAAATGCTGTCCAAACTGATTTTTGATTGAGTTGTTTATTCTTGGGTCGCTTTCAGATATGAACAAAATTGTTTCTTCATATCTTTTAACGCCGCTTTTGTCGAATGTTTCGCGTAATTGAGGCAACATATTGTTATTTCATTAAAGTTGAGAAATATTTCTTTCTGAAAAAGTAACCGATTGGTTTTAAAACTTTTCTTTTAAGAATCTTTGTAAGAGTTGAGTCACTTTTTAAAATAGCGCAATCTAAGCGAAGTAAATTTTTATAAATTGTAAGCATAATTACCCCTTTAAACAATATTGTTCTGCTTCGTCAAAGAAGCTAAAGCTTTCACAACGACCGATATTATCGTGACTAGTTTGGAACTCATTAAAAAGCTTGTTATAGCTGATTTTATAGCCATTTACTAGAAGCCTAGTTTTGCCGTCAGATAGTTTTTTAAGAACATCGAAGTCACGCGGAAAAAGACCTAGTTGGAACTGGTCGATTAGTTTAGACCAAACAGGAACTTTTTTGAAATAAAGAAAATGCTCTTCGCTGTTTAGAGTTACTTTTGCTCTAAGATAGCCTTTCAATTCGCTTTCTAGTTCGAGTAATTTTTTGTTCTTAATGATTAAATGTTTCATAATTTTTACTTTTTTAATTATTTGTAAAGAATCACAAAGCCTAACGCCTTGATCTGGTTTAAATTGTCTTGAGTGAATGTTTTTTGATTAAACATTGCCGCAAAGATTTTTGACTTGTCGCAAGCGGGATAGATCAACTGATTATTTGCGAACCCTGTTTTTTTTATTAAAAGTGTAATTTGCATTTCTTGCCCTGTTTTTTAGTTATTATTAAAATCAAATCCTTTTCTGAATTTGTTAAAAACATTATGAAAATATCTTTTCAAGTGTCAATATATATTTAACATTTATTTTATATTTATTTAATATTAATAATAAAGTGTAGCATTATGAGACAGTAGGAGGAAAAGGGAATTTGTGAAGACTAGGCAATAGCGGATGTCAAGAAATACTTAAAGTTTATAGAAAAGTGTTTCAAATTAAGATTTTAGGTGTAAAGTGCGGGAATATTCGAGATAAATTTTAAATTACTTTAATCAAATGAAAGAAAAGGCGGAGAAAAAAAAGAGTGAGAAAGAGCATGATTCTTTAAATTTTGAAGAGTGTGAGAAGATGCTAGAGATATTGAAAAAAAGGGGTGATCAGAAAATTTTTGCTAGAGAGATTGGGAAGAGTGAAACGACTGTATCAACATGGGCTAGCAACAAGAGATTTCCGCGCTATTGTGTGCTTAAGCTTAAGAATGTGGATTTGATGAGAGAGAATAAAGCATTAAGAGAATTGGTGCAGGAATTAACTAAATAGCAAATATACTTTTATGACTGAAGAAAAATTCTTTGATGGTGAAAAATTATTTATGTTATATGATACGCATGGATTACCTCTGGAGATCTCAATAGAGAAGATTTTAGAAGCCGATGTTTTAATTAGATGGCCCGAATTTATTCTAGCTGCTTGCAGAGCGGGATGGTCTAATAAAAAAATTAAGAATACTATCTTTTATGCGTTGGACGATGTTTCTGGACATAAAGAATATAAAAAAAGGCTAAAAAACAAATTGGAGACATATTTATGCTAGAAGAAAAAACAATAAATACTATACAAGAGCAAGATAATCCTTACTTCTCAATCAAACATAACAAAGAACATGATTGTTTTGATATGATTTTGAAAAAAGAGAGCTATAACACAGAAAAGGAACTTGTAGCTATTCTTTCTTTTGTTCATCAAACAGGCCTTTATTGCCCTGAGAGTAGTCTAAGAATTGGAATTGAAGAGCCGCAAATTAAAGTTAAAAAACCTAAACTTATTCTGAATTAAGCATGAATAAAAAACACCCTGCGATTAATATTTGGCTAATCAATCAAATTGAAGCTCAAGGAAAAGAGGTAAAAAAGGTAATTAAGAATAGTAGATTGTTGGGTGCTACTTTAGTTGATCCGATTGAAAGATTGCATAAAAAAGGGGTTTTAACTAGGCAAGAATATCACGCTGGCAGAAGATACGGTAATGACTATGAGTTAGCCAACTTATCTCATCATTCAAGACCTATGTATGACGGCAGCGCTCCTTCAAAAGGAGGAAAACCAAACCAAAAAACATTGCCCCAAGCACAATTGAATGCTTCTAGAAGATACGAAGAAGCTAAAATGATGATATTTGATTTAAATGCGAAAGAGAATAAGAAGCTGCCGCAGATATTGGAGTTGGTATTTGAGCAACAAAAGAGCTTTCATTGCGTGGAAATAATCACAAAAACTAATCACAAGTTCTTGGAAGAGAGAGTTAAACTTATTTGTCAAACTTTACTAGATTTATAAATAATGGGATGTAGCCAAGCGGTAAGGCAACGGGTTTTGATCCCGTTATGCGTGGGTTCGAATCCTTCCATCCCAACCAAATTAAAAAGAATATGATAAATCAAAAATATGTAAATTGCGGATGTCCTAATTGTAAGTTTAAGGAATTTACTTATCCTCATGACTTACCACATAATACAAATCCCAAAACTTTTAAAGTTGTTTCGTTACCTGGCGAAGTGCGGATAAAAATCAAATATCCTTTTATTGAATACTTAAAAGATGAGGAAGAAATTACCACTTTAATATTCAACGAATATCATGAGCGCGGCTTAGAAAAGCTTTTAATATTTCTTGAAATATCGGGGATTCAGCATAGAATAGAAGATGTAATAAAAAAGAAAAGATTAGAAGCTATGTATCTAAAAAAAGATCAACTTGGATATTTTTTGCATAAAATGTACCCACAAGAAAATGATAAAATTACTGAATTTTCTTTTGAAAAAAAAGAAAAACTAAATCATTTAAAAGAAATATTTTTATCTGTTTTAAATGATGAGCTTAAATTTGAAAATTTTGATTTTGAAAAAGGAGATTTATTTGCATGATCAAAGATAGATGCATTGATTGTAAGCACAAAGAATCAAATAAAGAACACGAGAAACAAAAACCTTTCGAGCATTTATATTGCGCTGAATGTTATTCTAAAAAAGCGTGGCTTTCTAAGTTTAAAGAAGGAACTGGGGAATGGATTAGAGTAATGTTTGAAAGAAATAAAAAATAAGACAAAAAATAGCTTGACTTTCAAAATCCAAAGATGAAGATGTAGGAATCTAGAGTGGTTTATTCCATATCACTACTATATATTGTTAAGGTCGCTCAAGTCTCACAAGGATTTGGCGGCCTTTTTTATTGCCTAAAATTATCTCATATTATGAAAAACAAAATGCCAATGAAAGCTGCTCTAAAGAAAGTAGAAGCTTCTAAAGCTGATAAAAAAGAAGATAAAGCAGCAGCTAAAAAGATTATTGCTAACTCTAAAAAGAAATAAAAATGAAAGAAAAAAAGCTAACTCCGAAACAGAAGGCTTTTGCTAGAGAATATGTCAAAGAAGGGAATGGAACACAAGCTGCAATAAAAGCTGGATATAGCAAAAATGCAGCTCAAGAAATAGCTTATGAAAACCTCAGAAAACCTCAGATCAAAGAAGTAATCGAAGCAAAACAGGCTATTTTAGCTGAAAAAGCTCAAGTTTCTGCGGAATTTGTAATAAATAACTTTTTGGAAATTTTGAACTTTAATAAACAAGTTGAAGAATTTACTCAAGGTGACGGAGAAAATGTCAGAGTTAAGAAGAAGATGATTGATGCACAAGCAGCTTTGAAAGCAAGTGAGCTGCTAGGAAAACATCTAGGATTGTTTGTAGATAAACTGCAAGTAACTGGAAAAGATGGAAAAGATTTGATACCGATTGATGAGCGGAAGACGAACTTAGCTCGGAAACTGGCTTCATTTTTAGCAAAACAAACTAATGATTCTGATAATTAGATAAAGAATTGATTGTAGATAGTTATCTGCCCGCGAGGAATGTCAAGTAATTTATTTTCATTGTCAAACGATATTTTTAGTTTTTTTTATTAAAATAGTACAAAAACCCCAAAATAACCCTTATTTTAACCAAGTGTGTCAAAATCGAACACTTAGGAAGAGCAAGAAAGGGGTTTAAATTAACTTTATAGGCAAACATACATGGCACTTTCAACAATATTAAACGAAATGCGAGTTCGTGACAATGTCACTTTTGCACTTGAACCACCTTTGTCAGTTAACAATTATGTATTAGCTGCAAATACTGCGGTTGATATAAATATATCCGCCTTAGTTGATTCTGCCGGCGTAACCCCAAAAGCTATGATTTTCTCATGCACTGGAAACTTCTATGTGTTATGGAATGGAACTGGTGCAACAATACCCGGAGCTTCTGTAACAAATGGAACTGGTGCAGAAATCAACCCTGCAATTAGACGCGTTGGTGCTAATATTACTAAATTAAGTATAATCGCCCCTTCTGCGTGTGTTCTACAAATCGCTCTTTATTCACAAGTTAATTAATTCAAATAAATAAATTATATGTCTACTCAAAAAATTGCAAACTTACAAGGTCAAGACTTCAACGGACGCTTCGGACTATTAAGCAAGGGCTCTGGTTCTAGTGATCAAATCGTTGCTCAAACTTCAAACGGTATTGCGCTTAAAAACAAATGCGAGTTTAATAAAAGCGCTGTTGTGCAAATCACTTCAGCTCAATTATTGGCTTTAAACTCAACTCCAATTACAGTTGTTGCCGCTCCTGATGATTCTTCTTATGTTCATGTTGTAAAATACTGGCAAATTTGGCACGGTGCTGGTACGGCTTATACTGTTTCTACTACTGCCAAGAACCTTGCATTGAAATACACTAACGCATCAGGTGCTGTTGCGGCTGCTGTAATTGCATCAACTGGGTTCTTAGACCAAGCTACTGCACAATTACGTGTTGCTAACTCTTTGGCATTAAACGGCACTTCTGCTACAGTTGTTGGTGATATTACTCCAGTTGCAGGTGCGGCACTTGTTGCAAACTTATTATCTGGTGAAATAACAGGCGGCAACTATGCAATTAATGTATTGGTAGTTTATGACACTATCCCAGTTGATTTAACTGCATAGAGCGAAAAATGCTTGACGAAATTCTGGCAAGACTTTCAAAGAACCTAACTCAACAGCAATTTGAAGAATTGGAGCAAGAGGTTAATGAAATCTTGCCAGACGAGGCTTGGTATCCAAACGCTGGGCCTCAAACAGATGCTTATCTCTCCAAGGCTGATATTCTCCTATATGGTGGTCAGCCAGGCGGAGGAAAAAGCGCTTTACTTCTCGGTTGTTCACTTACACAACATCAGAGAAGCTTAATAATCCGCAAACAATTTACAGATTTAGAAGCTGTAGTTGACGGATTGCAAGGAATTTTAAAGACTTCTGACGGAATAGTTAGAGGAAATAGACCGAAATATAAGAGTCCGGACGGCAGAATAATCTCATTTCAAGGAATGGGTTCGTCTGGTGAACTTGATACAGGCAAGCAAGGTAATGCTTTTGACTTTATTGGAGTTGATGAAGCTGCACAATTACCTGAAAACGACATCCGATTAATGATCGGTTGGAATAGAACAACAGTTAAAGGTCAAAGATGTAGAATTATTTTAGCTTCAAACCCTCCTGTAAATTCTACGGGTGATTGGCTAGGAACTTTCTTTGCTCCTTGGCTTGATCCAAAATATCCAAATCCAGCTAAATTTGGTGAGTTAAGGTGGTTTATCTTCAATTCTAAAGGCAAATCTCAAGAAGTTGCTGATAAGAATATAGTTACAATTGATGGCATAGATTATTACCCGCATTCAAGAACTTATATCCCGGCCAGACTTGAAGATAACCCATATTTAGATCCAAAAGAATATAAAAAGAACTTACAGACAATACCAGAGCCATTTAGGTCTCAGTTGTTGTCCGGAAACTTTTTGGCAGCAAGGGAAGATCAACAAAATCAAGTCATTCCTACTGCTTGGGTTCAAGCTGCTATTGGAAGACATGAACAAAGAACAATCCCACCACAAGGCATTCCAATGTGCAATATGGGCGTTGATTGCTCTGGTGGTGGTAAAGATGAAGCTGTAATAGCTCCAAGATTCGATCATTACTTTGCCAAGTTGATTAAATTCAACACAATTAAAGATGAATATGGCTCGCAAATGGCTGGTGAAGTCATTAAAGCAAGAAGAGATAGAGCAGAAGTAACGCTTGATATGGGCGGTGGTTATGGTTCTGGCGCTTACATTATCTTGAAAGAAAACATAGGAACTGAGTTTCTTAAGTCTTATCGAGGCGGTGAAGGACCAACAAGAAGAACTGAAGATGGTAAATTAACTTTTACAAATGCTCGTTCTCAGGCTTATTGGATGATGCGTGAAGCTTTAAATCCTGATCAAGTTGGCGGTTCACACATTGAATTGCCTAATGATGCAAAATTAATAGCTGGTTTGACTGCTCCAACTTTTGAATTGAGAGGAATTAAAATTCAAGTTGAGCCTAAAGATGATGTGGTAAAAAAATTAGGATATTCTCCCAATGAAGCAGATGCAGTAGTAATGGCATGGTGGGGAGGTCGTAAAGGCTTGATCCCTGAAACACTGCCAAGATTTAACTTTAATCATGTGAGACCAACAAAAATGACAGATAAATATGCAGAGCGGAGGGGATTATGAGTGGAAGTGGAGCGCCTAAACAAGCATTAGGAACCGTGGGATTAATTAGCGCAATTGCAGCAGCCCCTTTTACAGGTGGACTATCTCTAGCTGCTGCACCAGGATCTTTAGCTTTAATTGCTGGAGGTACTAAACAAAGTGGTGATCAAGCTAAAAGAGCGCAAAATGCTCTTCAGAATAATCTATTAAAACCAATCTCTACTCCAAAGATAGCTCCAACCGTAGATAATGCAGCGGTACAGCAACAAAGGGCTAACTCTTTAGTACAACTACAACAAAGAAGTGGCAGAGCGTCAACTCTTCTCACAAATCAAGGCGCTAGCGCTAACAATACTTTCGGTGGCTAATGGCATTTAATCCAAAAACTCAATTCTTAATCACAAGAGCGCAAACTCTTCTTTCGACTAAGACGCAATTAAACTCGTTCTGGCAGAATATTGCTTACAACTTTTATCCGCAAAGAGCTTTCTTTACTAGAACCAATGCTTTTCCCTACGGCAGAGATTTCGCTTCCAATCTAACAACATCTTATCCTTTGCTTGTAGCAAGAGATTTAGCTTCATCAATCAGTACCTATCTTCGCCCCGCTGGTGAGCAATGGTTCAAGATCTCAATTGCTAATAACAAAAAAGAAAAAATCTTAAACAACGAAAGCCGCCAATTCTTAGAATGGGCTACAGAACAACAGACTAATTTCATTTACGACAAAGAATCTGGCTTCCAAAGAGCAGTTGATCAGGGAGACTATGATTACTCAGTTTTTGGACAATGCGCCATTTCAATCGAAATTGATTACAAAACTAAGAACTTGCTACATCGCTGCTGGTTATTAAGAGATCTAGCTTGGCAAGAAGCTGCTAACGGACAGATAAATTTTGTAGTGCGCCAATGGAAAACTAATATCCGTCAAGCTTATACGCAATTTGGTGATAAATTAAGTCCTGCAACTATTAAAAGATTATCCCAAGAGGGAGATTGCGACATTACTTTGTATCACATCGTAATGAGTAATGATGATTATTACACTTCTTATAGCGACACAGCAACCAAGGATCGTAAAATTAAACTCCCATTCGTGTCAATTTATTGCCAATTAGAAGAAGAACACGAGATCGAATGCGTTGGCTCTCCAACCATGATCTATTGCATTCCTAGATGGCAAACTGTTTCAGGTTCTCAATATGCTTATTCTCCAGCAGTTGTTGCCGCTTTGCCTGATGCTAGATTGCTACAATCTATCACTCTTTCATTATTAGAAGCAGGTGAGAAGGCGGTAAATCCTCCTTTGATTGCACATGAAAGCGCAGTTCGTTCTGATATTTCATTAATAGCCAACACTATTTCATGGATTCAAGACGGCTACGAAGGATCTGCTGATGATGCAGTGAAGGTAATGAATCTTGACCGCTCTGGTCTTCAGTATGGTTTAACCATGCAGGCAGATACTAGAGCTCAATTAACAAGAGCGTTCTATTTAGATAAGCTTTCGCTTCCTGTATTCGATGCAGCCATGACTGCAACTGAAGTAAGACAAAGAATTCAAGAATGGATTAGATCAGCCTCTCCTCTTTTTGGAACTCTTCAAAATGAGTATAACGCAGCAATGTGCAAGATGCAATTCGATACTTTGATGCATGTTAGAGCCTTTGGTGCGCCTGAGACTATACCAGAAGAATTGCAAGGCGAGACTGTAGATTTTACATTTACCTCTCCACTTATTGAAGCTAAAGGTGCAGATAAAGGTCAGAAGTTTATTGAAATGATGGGAACTATTGCCCAAACAATCCAATTAGACCCTTCTGCTCGCTTCCTTCCTAACGCTACTCTTGCTTTGAGAGATGCTTTAGATGGTCAAGGTATACCTGCTAAATGGTTAAATGATGAAGATGAGGTTGACGAAATGGTAGCTAACGAAAAACAAGCTCAACAACAACAACAATTTATTCAAACCCTAGCTGCTGGCGGTCAAGCTGCTGAACAGATAGGGAAAGGAGCGCAAGCAATTAATCAAGCGGGGCTAGAATAATATTAACATAATTAAATCAAATATGAAAGTAACTGATAACTGCATGGAAAAAGGCTTGTTAATTGAAACCTTCTTCCCCAACAGACCAAAGCATTGGTGTATCTGTTTTAATGTTCTTCAGGCAATAAAAAATGCGAGACATTTTAAAGGTGTATCTGGAGCTAAAGTAAAAGTTTCAAAAGTCTTTGTAACAAAGATAAAAAGCGAAATGCCGTTTTTTGAATACATTGCAAGAACTTAATATGTCTAAAACTAAAGCCCTCTTTGCCAAAAACTTCTTTGGAGGCGTTGATTTAAATGACCTTATTAAAAAAGACGAAGTAATCGCCCTTCAAAAAGTAGCAAAAGGTAGAGCTAACGAATACGAGCAGCAATTAGCTTACTCTGTGATTATCAACAAGCTTTGCAGATCCGCAGCGCCTTCATTTAATGAAAGCCATGCAATAACAAGTTTCAATGAAGGTGTCAGACATGTTGGAGCGTTGCTATCAATAGCAGCCGTTTCAAACATTAATACTTTCAAAGAAAACAATCCTATTAACAACAATAAATAAATATGACTGAAACTGTTTCGATCCAAGAACCTACAACCGTAGACACTTCTATTTCCGCTCAAGCAACAGAACAAGTAGTAAATGAAACACCAGTAACTGAACCTGTAAAAACAGAAGCTCCAAAAGAGCAAGTTAAACCATCTAGCCTTTTAGACAAAGCTGCGAGTGAAAGCAAAGCAGAAGAATCTTACTGGAAAGATGATTGGAGACAAAATATTGCTGGTGAAGATCCTAAACTTTTAAAAGAGTTAGAAAAACATAAGACACCTGCAGAACTTGCAAAAGCTTATAGAGAGTTACAAAAACAATTCTCAAGCACAAGACCAGCCCCAGAACTTCCAAAAGATGCTACTCCTGAACAAGTAACTGAATGGAGAGAAAAGGCAGGGATTCCTGAATCATGGGATAAATACGACACTAATTTAGAAAATGGCGTTGTAATTGGCGAAAATGATAAACCAATTGTAGAATCTTGGTTAAAGAAAGCTCATGAAATGAACATGAAGCCAGATGATGCTAAGAAAAGTCTTCAAGCTTATTTTGAAATGACTAATGCAATGGAATCTGAAAAGATCCGTAATGCTGAGGTACAACAAAACGCTGTGGCTGAAGAATTAAAAAAACAATGGGGTGCTCAATTTAAAGATAATCTTTCTATTGTAGCTACTCATTTAGAAAAAGCATTAGGTTCTGATGCCTTTAATAAGCTAAATCAAGCAACTTTACCTGATGGTTCTTTTGCTATTAATGACCCAGCTATTATAAATCACTTCCTAAAACAAGCTAAACAAGAACAAGGCGGACACACATTAGTTGCCAGCCCAACAACAGATTTACCTAACTTAATGGATCGTAAGAAGCAGATCGAAAAGATTGCTCTTTCTGATTCCAAGTTATTTTACAACTCTCCAGAACTAAGAGCCGAACTCAATCAAATTGAAATGGATCTAGCTGCGAGAAAAAAATAGAATTCCAAAAGAATTAGTCAAGGCGTTTAGCCTTTACTAGAGCATGATTGCTCATAAATTTCTGATAAAACGGACGCTTTAAGAACATAACTAAGACCCCTAAAGGATAATCTTAAGTTTGTTTGTTGGCACACTCCTTAAACAGATTGTTTCCCTTACAAATTTAATTATACTATCCAATGACAGTAGCATTTACTCCTAGTGCTCCTTTAGTCGTCTATAGAAACGAGATCGTTTTAGGCTTCCAAAGAAGACAAAAATTACTTTACAACTCAGTTTTAACTCAATTCCAAGCAAAAGGCTACCAAGCTGTGTTTGAAGTTGCTGACACTGGAAATGATTATGCCGTTACTCGCGGTGCAAACGGTTTCGTGCCATCAAACACTTTTACACAAACTCAATACACTGCTACAATGCAAATGCAGTTTGCTAAAGATGTCAGAAATAAAGAAGACATCCTTGGCTCACAAGGCGACATTGAAAGAGTTATGACCGAAGCTGCAATTGGCAAAATCAACCGTTCTATTGATAAAGTTATTCTTGATCAATTAGACGCTGGTTCTCAAACTGCATGGTCTTCTGCTCCATTGACTTCTATCTCAACAGATACTTTTGCTGCTTTATTAGCAAAATTGACTGCTGCTAAAATCCCAATGGACGGCAACATCACTGCGGTTATTCAACCTTCTGTTTTTGCTCAATTGTACAAATTGCCTAACTTTGCTAACGAACTTTATGTTGGCAAAACTCCAACTCCTGAATTGGATTTGAAATGGCAAGATGAGCCGCGCATGTATAGATGGATGGGTATTAACTTTATCGTTATGCCTGGTCTAACTGGCGCTAATACTTCTTCTGAAACTAACTACATCTATCATAAAAATGCTATCGGTCTTGCTGCTGACTTATCTGGTCAAGGCACTCCGACAATTGATGCTGGTTATGATCAACAAAACAGCTACTACTTCGTAAATGCTAATTTCTACATGGGCGCAAAAGTGATCCAAGATACTGGTATTTACAAGTTTTATACTGACGGCACTTCACTTGTGAATGTTCCTGCTTAATATTAACTTAATAATACTTTTAAATCATGGCTTACGCTCCTACTACAAATTCTCCAGTTCAGATTTTTAGCAACATTAGTTCTAAAATCTACGCAACTTCCGTAACAGGCGTTGCTAAGTTCTGGCAGTATAACAGTGCCGATGCTTTGGCAACTGTTCAAGGTTCTGGTTATTTCTCTAACGGGAAAGAACTTGGAATGCAAGTTGGTGACATTGTGTTCGTTTCTGTATCAGATGTGCTTAAAACTCCTTTACAATATGTATCGGCTGTTAATGCAACTACTGGTGCAGCAACTGTAGCATCTGCCACTACTTAGTTCGACTTGGGGGTGGCAATCGCTGCCCCCATTATATTAATAAATTTTAAAAAAACATGACCAAAGCTCAAATTATCACTCCGATTACTTCTCCGCAACACATTGAGCCATGGAGCTTAAGAGAGGCCGGTGTTTATCGTCAAATATTCAGACTAACTCTGAATAATGCTTTTACTAAAGAAGATTTACTTAATCCTTATAAATGGAGACAAATCGCTAAATCTCAACCGCAATTAAATACAGGATCTATTGTTGAAGTTCTTCGCGAAGATATGGCTTTCTTTGCAACTATGATAGTGGTTGGCAAAGTTATGGATGAGGTTTTTTTAAAATTTATTAATTTTATATCCTTTGAAGATGAGGCTGCAAATCCTTCGAAAGAAAGTGATTTTGAAATCTCTTGGAAAGGCCCAGTTAGAAAATTTGCAATTATCAGAAAGTCTGATAACTCATTAAGAAAAGATGGTCTAGCTTCAAAAGAAGAAGCTCTCTATCACATTAAAAATACCTTGTAATGACTACAAAGTTAGCAATTTACAACGGCGCTCTGGCTTTATTGTCAGAGACGCCGTTATCCTCTCTTACAGAGAATAGATCATCACGCCAATGGCTTGATTACGCTTGGGATAACGATAATCTTGTTGATTATTGCCTCCAGCAAGGTCAATGGTATTTTGCTACTAGAACAATGAAGATGACCCCTTCCACCACAATTGTTCCCGCTTTCGGCTGGGCTTATGCTTATGAAATCCCCGATGATTTCAAAGGTATGGTTGGATTGTGGATTGATTCATTCTGTAATGTAGGCCTACAAGATTACATGATAGAAGCTGGCGTTATTTACTCAGCTTGGGATGTTATCTATCTTAAATATGTTTCTAATGCAGCTACATATGGCGGCAATTTAGCTGGATGGCCTCAAGCTTTTGCTCGTTTTGTTCAAGCTGAATTAGCTCTACTTGCAGAGCCATCAATTTCTAATAGCCCTACTATTTACCAAAAAGTAGTTGAAGCCAGAAAACAAAGAAGGGCAATAGCTCTTAATAATGATATGAGAGATAAACCAATGGATACTTTGCCATTAGGACGCTGGACTAAATCAAGAATTGGTTTTGGTCTTAACAATTTTGGCTCTGGTTTTTATGGTAATGGAGTAAACGGATTCTAAAATGGGTAAAGTAAATCAAGCATTATTAGCATTTAATCGCGGTCTTATAAGTAAATTAGGACTTGCGCGTATTGATGTGCAAAAAGTAGCATTAAGCGCAGAAGTTCAAACCAACTGGTTTCCTCGTTTACTTGGCTCAATGATGCTTAGACCAGGAACTAAATATATTGGTGCAATTCAAAGCAATAACAAAGCTTTGTTTGCTAAATTTATTTATAACAATAGCCAACGCGCTCTAATAGAATTCACAGACAGCATAATTAGATTTTGGGTTGATGACGCTCTTATTACTCGCCCTGCTGTAACAACTACAATCACAAATGGTAATTTTACATCAGATATAACTGGCTGGACTTCAGGAGATGAGACTGGGGCTTCTTCTCAATGGGTTTCTGGTGAATATTTACAACTTCAAGGAACTGGTATTAACCAAGCAATAAGATACCAAGAGGTTTCTACTGGAGCTAATCAAGGAATTGTTAATGCCGTAAGAGTTATAATTAACAGAGGCTCAGTAACTTTTAAAATTGGCTCTGCAATATATGGTGACGACTTAGTTTCTCAAACAACCCTTGGAACTGGCACTCATTCTTTAGCTTTTATTCCAACCACCTCTAGCTTTTTTATTACATTTTCTTCTTCATTAGAAAGAATTGTTTTGATTGATTCTATCCAAATAGAAAGTGCTGGGGTTCTTACTTTACCCTCTCCTTACACAGAAGCTTTATTACCCTCTATTAGAACAGATCAATCTTTAGACGCTACTTATGTAGCTTGCAATGGATTACAACAAAGAATATTGCAAAGAAGAGGAAGCTCATCTACAAATTTCAGTTCTTGGTCAATTGTTCTTTACCAACCCGAAGATGGGCCAGTAAGAACAGTAAATACATCTAGCACATCCCTTTCCGTCTCTGGAATTTCTGGCAATATAAATGTCACTTCAAGTCAAAACTTATTTAAAACTGGACATGTAGGGGCTGTTTTCAAACATGTTTCTGTTGGTCAGAATATTGCTCAATCGATTAGTTCTGCTAACACTTTCACAACTGGACATATTGTCGTAACTGGCGTTGGAGATGCTCGTATCTTTAATGTTACTATTACAGGAACTTGGGTTGCGACTGTAACTGTGCAGCGTTCTTTTGATGAAGGGGCTTCTTGGTCTTCTGCCTACACTTACACTGGCAATACGGCTGCCGATCCTAAAGATGATGGATTAACAAATTCTACAGTTTGGTATCGCATAGGTATTGAAACAGGGAACTATACTTCAGGAACAGCTAATGTTTCTTTGTCTTATACCTCTGGTTCTATTACAGGATATTTTAGAATTACAGCTTATGCAAACCCAAATTCAGTTTCAGCAGAAGTTCTTAAAAGCTTAGGATCTACAAATCCGACTACTGCATGGAGCGAAGGAGAATGGTCAGATTATCGTGGCTGGCCTTCCGCTGTAGCTTTAGCTGAAGGAAGATTGTTTTTTGCTGGTATTTCAAAGATTATTGGCTCAATTTCAGATGCTTATTCAAGTTTCGATGATGATGTGACTGGCGATTCTGGCTTAATCTCAAGAGATTTAGGATCTGGAGCTACAAATCAATGCTACTGGATGCTTTCTCTTTATCGTCTATTCATGGGTGTAGATACCTCGGTGAAAGGCATTAAAACATCTTCTTTTGAAGAGCCAATGACTCCAACAAACTTTAAAGTAGTCGAGCCATCTACACAATCTTGTGCCAATGTTAAGCCAGCAAAACTTGACAAAAAGGCCATTTTTGTTCAAGGAGCTGGCACAAGGGTATTTGAATTAGATTATGATGCTAATACTATTGATTATGCAGCTAATGAATTAACGAAAGCCGTTCCCGAAGTTGGCAAGCCTTCAGTTGTCCGCATAGATACACAAAGACAACCAGACACAATGGTGCATTGCGTGCGTTCTGATGGTAAAGTAGCGATCCTACTTTATGATATTTTGGAAAATCTTAAAGCTTGGGTTTTGTTTGAAACCGATGGAATTGTTGAAGATGTTATAACTTTACCTGGCCCTAATACCGTAGAAGATTATGTTTATTATTCCATTAAAAGAACAATCAACGGCCAAACAGTTCGTTACTTAGAAAAATTTGCTTTTCAACAAGATTGCCAAGGTGAAACTCTAAACAAGCAAGCTGATTCATTTATAGAATATTCTGGAGTCGCGACCAGCATCATCACAGGATTAGATCATCTTGAAGGCGAAGAAGTAGTCGTTTGGGCTGATGGAACTGATTTAAGCCCTAGTACTTTAACCGATCCAACAAAAACTGCGAGCGCTTCCAATCCTTATATCCAAACCACTTACACTGTTACTGGCGGCCAAATTACCCTAGGACAATCAGTTTCAAATGCAATTGTGGGCCTGCCTTATACTGCTCAATACCAAAGTTCTAAATTAGCTTATGCCTCTTCTTCTCCTCTAGGAGCTAGAAAAATGGTAAATTCTATTGGCGTGATTATGAATAATACTCACTCAAAAGGCTTGCTTTATGGATCTACATTTGATGAACTAGACCAGTTACCGAATGTGAATCCCGTAACTGGAATTGCTACTCCTTACAATACTATTTTTTCGGAAATAGATACGCCAATGTTTAACTTTGGTGGCTCTTGGAATACTGATAGCCGCGCATGTCTTCAAGCTCAAGCTCCTAGACCTTGCACACTCTTGGCAATAGAAATCGCAATTACAACGAATGATAAGCAGTAGATTCGCCACTAAAAAAGATTTTGATTTTTTCTTTGGAAATGAGCAACTGCCTCATTCAGCTAAGGCTTGGGTCTTAAAAGAAGGTAGAAAGAAATATGCTATTGGTGGAGTCTGGTTAATGCCGAAACAATTTACTTCCTTTGTTAGAGTCAGAAAGAATCTACCAAAGAAAGAATTTTGGAAAATATCTAAATTAGTTACAGAAGAATTAAGAAGATTGGAATTTCCAGTTATTTGCTTTAGAGATGAAAAACGGATAAACTCTAAAAGATATTTAGAAAAATTAGGTTATAAATATTTTAATACCATAAACAACCAAGAAATTTATAAATTATGGCCGAAATAGCAGCCCCTTTAATGGCTACAGGCGGAATATTACAGGTGGGATCTCAATTCCAAGCTGGTAATGCAGCTTCTCGTAATGCCACTAGTGTCGCCTCTCAATTAAATCAGAATGCTAATCTAGCTGATATTGCCGCAGCTAATGCGGTGGCGGGTGGACAAAGAAGCGCAACAGAAGCTCTTAGACAAAACAAGATGCTTCAATCAAGACAGATTGCATTAGCCGCAGCAAGTGGAGCTTCTACTTCCGAGAAGAATATTGCTGATTTAATTGCTAGAACTGCTGGACAAGGCGAATATGAAGCCCTAAGCTCTTTATACGAAGGCAATACTAAATCCGATGCTATAAAAAATGAAGCAATCGGATTAAGAAATAAAGCTGCTGTTACTTTATACGAAGGAAAACAAGCCAGAAAAGCTGGTCCATTAGGAGCTATTTCTAGTTTAATGGGAAGTAGCGCACAAGCAGGATCTTTTTATTCAAAATATAATTCTAAATCTCCTACTGATTTAACCGCAAATTCTAGCTATGAGTAAATTCCCAATCGTTGAACAATTATCAGTACCACAAGCTGCGGGATATAATGCGCCTCAAGTTGTTTCTGCCGATACTTCTGCTGTACCCGAAGCTACAGCTAAGTTAGGTCAAGTGCTTGAAAAGACTGGCGGTGTTATTTTAGAGGCTGAGCATCGTAAAAGAGTAGCTGAAGAACAACAAAATAAATTCAATTATTCTTTAGCTAAAGTTCAAGGTACTCAACAAATCGCAGAGTTAAAAAATTCCTTAAAAAATGATCCAGACTATGCGAATATTCCTACAAAATATAATGAAGGAATGAAGCAGATTAGAACTGGATTAATTCAGGGTTTAGGTAAGAATAAATATTCTTCTATTTTGGGTGCTGAATTAGACGCTCATGCTGCTCAAAATTTCGATGATATACAAAATATTGCAGAACATAAACAGCAACAAGAAGCCGCAACGACAGCCTTCACTATGGGGCAAAAAAACTTAGATACAATTTCTAGAATTAATGATCCAAAAATTATAAATTCTACAATTCAAGCGCAAGGAGAACTTTATGACGCAACCTTTCCTAATGATCCTTTAAAAGCAGCCCAAGCAAAACAATCATTCGCAGGAGATGTAGCTGAAACAAAATTAGCGCAAAAAACACCCTACGAAAGATTGGCTCTTTTAGATCAAGAGAATAAAACACAGGGTAGTAATATTTCAAGATTTCTTCCCGCTAATAAAAGAATTGCTCTTTATAATGATACCCTAAAAGAAGTTAAGGCGCTAGAACAAAAGAAAGTTGATACTACAGTAGTAAACGCTGCATTACAAGGAGGAATAACCCTTGATCCAACTCTTCCTCAAAATCAAAAGGCAATTGATACTGTTTGGACAGATAGACAACAAAATCTTGTAAAGCAAGGAGCCACTCAACAACAAATTCTTGATTCTTCTTTAGATATTGTGAGCCGTACAGGAATCATGCCAACAGCAATTAAAAGTTCTTTAAACGCTAATATTTTAAATGGAGATCCTAAACAAAGAGCTGTTTATTCGACTTATATTGCAAACGCTGCTCAACAAAATCCAAAAATAATTAATAGTTTAGATCCTAAAACTTCAGCAATGGCATTAAGTATAGCCAGCAAGATTGATTCTGGTTTAAATCCACAGCAAGCTGTTGAATATTCAATTAACGATCAAAATGAAGCTAAAAAACAAACTAATGATTCTTTGGCTAAAGCCTGGTCGGAACAATCTAAAAAAATTAATACTTATGACAAAGTTTCATCTAATTTAAGTAATGAGAGCGGATTTCATCCCTTCACTCCCGCCCCTCAAGTTCCTATTCAAATGGCGGATGAATATAATAGAATATCAAAAGATATTTTTATTAATCAAAAAGTTGATTTACAAACTGCCAATCAAATAGCGGATAAAACTGTAAAGAGTAATTGGGGAATTTCTGATATTGGTGGGCGCAAATATATAAAATATGCTCCTGAGGTAATTTATGCTAATGGTGGAGATGTATCTTGGATTTATAAGCAATTAGAAAATGAGACTAAAGCCTCTATTAAAGATTTAGATATTGAAGTTGATCACTCTACAATTACTAGTTCTAAACCCTCTTATTTTGTTTTTAAGAAAAATGCCTTTGGTGGCGTTGACGCAATTTTGGGAGATGATAATCTTCCCAAGAAATTCCAACCAAATTATCAAAAAGCAAATGAAGAGCATTTAAAAGAAACGAAGGAAGACATAAAGGCATCTGTAGAAAGGGCAAAAAGAGAAAGATCCGCCAAAATCCTTATTAATGAAGCTGCACCATTAGGAAGATAATGACTAAAAATATTTCTTTAGATACTATAAACCAATTACAATCCTATCAAGCTTCAGAAAATTCTTCTGGCTCTGGGTTTGTTAATCAAGGTTACGAAGCTTTAAATAAAAAAGCCTCCATTAATCAAATTCAGCCAGAAAAAAAAACATTTTTTCAAGGAATCTCAGATCTTCCTAAGGCCCTAAATATAAGTCTTGAAGATAATACTCTTCTAGCTACTACACAATATGCTCAAGAAGAAGGCTTTAAACATTTCATTCCTCAAGCAATTGATCCTAACTTTGACCCATTTGAAGCAATCCCAAAAGATAAATTAGCTTATGCAGATAATTATAAATATGCTAATACCCATGAAGAAGTAACTAGAATTAGTGATCGAATTGACAGAGAGCTTTTAAATAAAGAAATTCTTAATAACCAATTTGGTACTGGTACTCAATTAGTTTCCAGCCTAATATCTGGCTTTAGCGATCCTGTAAATTTTATTCCAGTTGGAGGTCAAGCTTTCAAAGCTTTTAAATTGGGTCGTATTGCAGAAGGTGCTGCTAAAACTGCTGCTGCTGGCTTAGTATCTGCAACTGCCGCTGAAGGAATTCTCCAAGTAACACAAGAAACAAGAACTGCTCAAGAAAGTGCCGCTAATATAGCCGCCAGTACAGTTTTTGCTGGGATATTGGGTGCTGCGGCTTTTAAATTTTCCAAGGAACATTTTGATACTACGGCGGAAAAAGTTTCACATGAAATAAATACTAATAAATCTGATCTAGAAATTGATCCTGTAACTCAAGAAGTTAAAAGTGTCGGATCTAGACAAGTAAGGCCTTATGAAGATCTTTATAATAAATATTTAGAAGAAAACCTTCCTACTGGAAAACAGCCAATTACTTTAGATCAGTTTCAAAACAATATGGAAAGTTTGACTTCAGGTATTGGAGGATCAGCTAAAATTATCGCTTCAAGTCTAAGTAAAATAAATCCTCTTCTAAGAACTTTTAATTCTCAATCAATAGAAGCTAAAAACTTACTTCAAGATTTAGCAACCCATAATATGCTGGTTGGTAAAAACGAGGCTGGCATTGCTAGTCAACAATCAGTTGAAACAGCTGTAAAGCAATGGAGAGCTGGTTTAGGTGAATCTGTACCGAGCAATGTTAATGAATTTAAAAATTTTAAACAAAGAGTTTCTAAAGAGGGATCGCAAACCCCGATTAAAACTATTGCTGACTGGAATATAGAAGTTTCAAAAGCGATGAGAAGAGGTGATAAATCTGATATTCCTGAAATTGCCAAAGCTGCTAAAGAATGGCGCTCTAAAGTCTTTGATCCTGCTAAAAATGGAGCTATCGAAACTGGTCTGCTTCCTGTGGATGTTAAACCTGAAACTGCCGTAAGTTATTTAAGCCGTTTATGGAATCGCAAAGCTGTAATTGCCAAAGAGCCAGAATTAAAAGCTATTATTTCAAAAAAATTAAGAGAATCAGAACTTCCTAAAATAGAAAAAATTCATAATGAGGAACTTTCTAAATTAGCAAATAAAGTAGCTGAATTGGAAAAAAAGGGAGGTTCTAAAGCTTTAGATTCTGCTAAAGAAAAGTTTATTATAGCTAAAAACGAATTTGATAAAATATATGAGCCAGAAGGATCTAATCCAGCTAGGGAAAAATATTTAAAAGCATTAAAAGAAGCTAAAACTCCTGAAGAAAAAGTAATTGCTCAACAAAATTTGGCTAATTACCCATCTTCAAAAGAAGCATATATAAACGAGATTACAGATAACATTCTATCTAATTTAAAAGGGGAATCTCGATTTGGCGCCACCTCTAATTATGATTTTAAGATAACTAAAAGAGGGCCTTTAAAAGAACGCACGCTTTCATTTATTCGCGATGAAGAAGTTGAGCAATTCCTTGAAAATGATATAGTAAGGATTGCGGATCGTTATACTCGCATTATGGGGACTGATATTGAATTATCTCGCAAATTTGAGGGCGATGTGAATTTGGAACAAAGATTGGCAAAAGTCAGTGAAGAATATAAAAAACTTTCTGAATTAGCTAAAACAGAAGAACAAAGAGTTAAAATTCAAAAAGAAAAACAAAGGGTTCTTGGGGATTTAGAAGCTCTGCGAGATATTATGCGTGGTATTTATGGCCAACCAGATAACCCAGACAATCTTATTGTAAGAGGTGGAAGAATTGCTAGGCAATTAAATTATACTTCTAAACTTGGTGGCGTTGTTTTATCTTCTTTAAATGATACAGTAAATGCTGTTGGAGTTCACGGAATGGCAAGGTTTACAAAAGGCTTGGGTCATGTAATAACAAATATGAAAGGTGTCAAACTAAACATCAAAGAAGCCAAAAGAGCAGGAAACATCCTTGAAAGCGTGCTTCACTCTAGAATGGCTACAATGGCAGAATTAACAGACCCATTAAATACAGGTCACTCAGTATTCGAACGATTTGCTGGAAATGTAGCCGCATTAGCAACTAAACTAAATGGGATCGCCCTTTGGAATGATGTTATGAAAGGCTTTTCTTCTGTATTGACTCAACAAAGATTAATTCAGGAAAGTAGAAAATTGGCTAAAGGAAACATTACTAAAAAAAATCGCACTTATTTAGCTTTTCTTGGAATTGATGAAGATAATGTTGGGCAAATTATAAACCAGTTAGAAACGCACGGAACTAAAGAAAGAAATCTTCATGTTGCTAATACAGATAAATGGACTGATTCTGATGCGGTGAGACTTTTTAGAAATGCTTTAAATCAAGATGTCGACCGCACTATTGTTACCAAAACCGCTGGGGATGTTCCTTTGTTTATGAATACTGAGCTTGGGAAAGCAATTGGGCAATTTAAATCATTTGCTTTTGCTAGTACACAACAAGTTTTAATTCAAAGATTACAACAAGCTGATGCCGCTGCTCTTAATGGCTTTATTTCTGCTGTTAGTTTGGGGATGTTAAGTTATTATGTAAAATCTATTGTTGCGGGAAGAGAACCTTCGCAAGATCCTAAAAAATGGATAGTAGAAGGAATTGATAAAAGTGGTGTTCTAGGAATTATGATGGAAATTAACGGTATTTCAGAAAAAATGACTCGTGGCAAAGTTGGAATTAATAGTTTAATTGGCGGGGAAGTTATGAGCCGTTATGCAAGCAGAAATATTGTTGATACCCTTGCTGGCCCAACAGCTGGACAATTAAAAGATCTGTCATCAATTACTTCAGCTATAGCTTCTGGAGATATTAAAGAATCTGATGTTAAGGCCTTTAGAAGAATGCTCCCGTATCAAAATATTTTCTATCTACAAAGTCTTTTTGATGGATTGGAAAAAGAAACCGCTGAAGCTATTAATGCTAAATAATTTTAAAAAAATAACTTGCATCCATCCAAAGTTATTTTATTGTTTTTCTATAATTAATATTATCTCAACTTTAAGCCGCTACCAGAAATGGGGCGGCTTTTTTATTGCCTAAAATATGACAACAACAGATTTAAAAAGTGGTGTAGTAGGAGAGCTTGGAGCTAAGTCTCCTGTGCTTGTAGCTACAATGACTAATATTACACTTTCTGGGGAGCAAACCGTTAATGGTGTAGCTGTAGTTGAGGATGATGTAGTGCTTGTTAATGGTCAAACTGATGCAACCGAGAATGGTGTTTATGCGGTTAGTACCTCTAGTTGGACTCGCGCAGTATGGTTTAATAACGAACTTAACGCGGTTAGTGGCACTTTGATTCTTACCACCTTGGGAACTCTTTGGGCTAATACTCTTTGGGAAGTGATTTGCGCTGATACTCCAATTGTTTTTGGTACAAGCGAAATTACCTTTACCCAATTCCAAAAAGCTGGTGCTGGCGCTTTGGTTGCTTCTAATAATTTAAGCGATCTAACCAACGCAGCTACAGCTCGCACTAATTTAGGCGTAGCTATTGGAACTAATGTCCAAGCTTATGATGCAACCCTAACTGCTCTAGCTGCTTATAATACTAACGGCATAATCACACAGATCGATGCCGATACTTTTGTTGGCAGAACTCTTACTCAAGGAAGTGCAATTTCTGTAACTAATGGTAGTGGGGTTTCTGGCAACCCAACTGTTGCGGTCAATATTACTGGATTAACCGCAGATGCAACGCCAGACCCTTCTGCTGATTATGTGATGACTTACGATGCCTCAGCGACAGCCAATAAGAAAGTTCTGTTAAGTAACGCTTTCCCTATTCAATTTGTTTCTAGCCAAACAATATCATCGGTTGCAACTGTATCTTTTAATCTAACCGCTGGATTCACGCGTCATATTTTTAAATTTGTAAATGTTCTTCCCGCAACTAGCGGTAAAGGCTTGATGTGTCAAGTTAGTTTAAATGGTGGCTCAACCTATGAGGCAACTAATTATTTTGGAAATACAGAGGCTTCTAATACTACTGATAACATAGGGAGCGCAACAAATGCGACTACTCGATTCACCCTTTCAGGAAAATATGATACTGACGCAAATTGGGGAATAATAAACACTTCTTCTAAAGGTCTAAGCGGTTCAATGGAAATCTTTAATCCAGATGATACCAGTCATAATAAAATTATGAAATCCAATGTTAGTTATACAACTCTTCTAGGATATTTTGCTCAGTCAAGAGGGTCTAGTATTTACAACGGCTCTACTGGGGCAATTAATAATCTTAAATTTTATTTTGACTCAGGAAATCTTGCCTCTGGTACAATCTTATATTTCGTAGAAAAATAATGTCTAAAGTATCACCTTTCAATTATTCTTCAAATCCAGACATTGCAGCTATTGAAGCGGAAATCGCTTTGAAAGCTCCGATAAATAATCCTGTATTTACTGGAACTGTAACTTTGCCTGGCAATCCCGCAAGTGATTTACAAGCGGCAACTAAAGCTTATGTTGATGCTGGACTTCAAGGATTATCTCCAAAGCCAACACCAGTTGTTGCAACTACAACTACACTTCCTGCGTACACATACGCTAATGGGAGCTCTGGAGTTGGAGCAACTATAACCATGACAGCTACTGGTGTTGTAGCAATTGATGGAAGAAATTTAATTCTTAATGATAGGATTTTAGTAAAAGATGAGGGAGCTGGAGTTTCTCCTTACAATGGATTATACGACGTAACTACAGCCGGAGCTGTTGGAGTAGCTCTTGTCTTAACAAGAAATACTTCAATGGACAAATCGACAGAATTTGCAGGAGCTTATCTTCTAGTTGACTCCGGCTCTACAAATGCAGGCGCTGGATATTGGTGCACGAATACAACTAACCCTACTGTTGGTGTAACAAATATTGTTTTTGCTCAATTTAATGCCGCATCTAGTATCTCCGTTGGAACTGGTCTACAGAAAATCGGCTCGACTCTTTCAATTGATTCTACTGTAGCGACCCTAACAGGAAGCCAAGCTTTAACGAATAAGACAGTTAATGGCTTAACAAATACGGCTTTAGCGACTGGATTTACAATTGCTGGCGGAACAACTTCTAAAACTCTTACAGTTGCTTTAGATGCAAGTGTTTCAGGAACTAATACAGGGGATCAAACAACGGTTTCTGGCAATGCTGGAACAGCAACAGCTTTGCAAAATGCCAGAACTATTGGCGGAGTTTCTTTTGATGCTACAGCTAATATTGTACCTCAAACCATTCAAACAGTTGATGAAACTGTTGATACAACTTGTTTTGTTTTACTTGGAAATTCTTCTGGGTCACAAACCTCTGGTCAACAACCTAAAACAAATTCTGGATTAACCTATAATGCTGCTATTAACAATTTAGGTGCGACTACATTTACTGGCGCTTTATCTGGCAATGCTACTACAGCTACAACTTTAGCGACAACCAGAACTATTTATGGAAACAATTTTAATGGTTCTGCTGATTTAAATCAAATTATTGCGTCAAATTATGGTGGTACAGGAAACGGATTTACTAAATTTTCTGGGCCAGCTACAGCGGAAAAAACTTTTACCTTACCAAATACAAGTGCAACAATTTTAACTGATAATGCTGCTGTAACCGTAGCTCAAGGCGGCACTGGTAGAGCCTCAACAACAGCTTATGCTGTAATTTGTGGGGGAACAACATCGACAGGAGCAGAACAATCAATTTCCTCTGTTGGAACTGCTGGACAATTCTTAAAATCAGCTGGCTCTGGCGCTTTACCTTTTTTTGCTAGTTTTGTAGCCCCAACTATTCAAAAATTTACTTCTGGATCAGGAACTTACATTACTCCTGCTAATGTTATCTATATTAGAGTTAGACAAGCTGGTGGTGGTGGTGGCGGCGGCGGATCTGGTACTGCAAGTCAAACTGCTGGCGGCGCTGGTGGTAATAGTATTTTTGGGTCTTCTCTATTAATGGCTAATGGCGGTGGCGGTGGCGGCGTTATTGGTGGTGGTGGTGGAGCTGGTGGTACAGTGACTCTTTCTGCGCCAGCTATCGGAACAGCTCTTATTGGCGGTGGTGGACAAGGTCATGGTTATAATAATTCTGTAGCTAATGGAACAAGTCTTTTAGGCGGAAGTGGCGGGAATAATGCTTTTGGCGGTGGCGGTGGCGGAGCAGTTTACGGCGCTGCTGGTGTAGCAGGAGCTACTAATACTGGTGGTGGTGGTGGCGGCGGCGGTACTACAACTGGCGTTACTTCTTCTTATTCTGGATCAGGTGGTGGAGCTGGTGGGTTTATTGATGCTATTATAACTTCTCCTAGCGCTACCTATTCTTATGCAGTTGGTGCTGCTGGTGCTGCTGGTGCTGCTGGTATTAATGGATTTGCTGGTGGCGCTGGTGGATCTGGATATATTGAAGTAACTGAATATTACCAATAACAAATATGAATATTGAAAGTGTAAAAAATACAACTGGTGGGTATGTAGTTAATAACCAATTTTTCATTCCGATAGATGAAGGCAATTTTGACTATCAAGATGTTAAAACATGGATTAATGCTGGCAACATTGTGAAGCCTGAACTTATTCCAGTAGAAGATACCAAGGAAAAAGAATTGGAAGCGGAAAAATTGAAAAAAGAAAAAGAAATTAGCGATTTTATAGAAAATCATAAGATTGCAATAGCTCATAACGATGGTTCTTGCTCTATTTTAGACATATCTTTTGAAATGCTTAATGATGATTCTTCTCTTAAGCAAAATTTATTTAAAGAAGAATATAGGCTAGTCAGTAATTCAGATCTTCCAACTGAATTACCTGAAGCTTGGACCGATGACTTTAATACTGAAACAGTCGATATTCATAATGAAAAGGCTCGTGAAGTTATCTTAGAAAAGATGAGAATTGAAAGAAACCCTAAATTTCTGTCCCTAGACATAGAATCTTTAAGGGCTTTAGAAGATGGAGATAAAGAAAAGCTAGAAAAAGTTAAGAAGAAAAAACAACTTTTACGAGAAGCAACTGATCCTTTAAAAAATCTTGTTATAAAGAAATTTAATGATCCAGAAATTTTAGAAAAAATTAAACAACTAGGTACTTTTAATGTCTAAAAACTCACCCTTTAATTACGCCCCAACATTAGCTAATGGACTTATAGACCAAGGTTTTTGGAACGCTTCAACTAATACTCCAACTTTAGCAGATGGAACTGGAACACAAGGTTACTATTATGTTGTAAGTGTTGCTGGAACGCAAAACTTAGGAAGCGGCTCACAGACTTTTAGCGTAGGTGACTGGGTTTATTATAATTTTGCTGGCCAATGGAAGATTTTTGAAACTGGCGTTGGGTATATCCCAGTAAATAAAGCTGGCGACACAATGACTGGCAACCTAGGCTTTAGCGGAGATAGCCTAAGAATAACTGGCGATTTAACCAATACTACTCGATTAAACAGGCTACTTTTTCAAACAACAACCGCAAATTCTAATTCAAACCTTGGTATAATTCCCTTAGGAACTGGAAGATTAGGAGCATTCACAGCCTATGGAAATCCTGATGCAGATAATGCCAGTTTGCTTCAAGTGCACGCCGATGAAACAAATTCTCATGTTGGCTTAAATTCTTCAAAAACAGGTGGTGGGACAACTAAAAATTTAGTTCTTCAGATAGACGGAACCACCAAAGCTCAAATTAATGCCACTAATGGAGCTTTAGAAATGAGTAGCGCAGCAATCAACGAAGCTGCCTACGCAACAGTTGCTTCGGCTTCTACTTGCGACATAGGCGCAGCAGCATCAAATAATGTTGCAATTTCAGGCACAACAACAATCACTTCTTTTGGCACTGCGAACGCTGGCATAACTAGAAGATGCCGAGCTACTGATGTTTTTTTAATTACCTACAACGCTACTTCATTAATCACTAAAAACAAAAAGAATATCACAACCAAAGCAGATGATTGCTTTACAATGACTTCTTTAGGTTCTGGCAATTGGATTATGACGCAGTTTGATCCAGCAGACGGCAGAGCGTTAGCTAATGCGATTAATAACCAAACTGGCACGTCTTACCCGTTGGCACTTACAGATTTAGGAAATGATGTAATTGCAAACAATGCTTCAGCTTCTACTTATACTTTACCACAAACATCAAATGTAGCTTTTCCAATTGGCTCTAAAATTAAATTAATTAATTTGGGCGCAGGAACAGTAACTTTAGTAAAAGAAGGTGCTGAAACTTTACTTGGTAATACAACATTAATTACTAATGCAACTGCTTATATTGAAAAAATTTCTGCTACAAGTTGGCAAGTATTTGCAGGAACTGCCGTTGTTACTGAATCTTTTAGCATTGCCTTTAGTGGGGCTTTAGTAACAAACCAAGTCTATGATATTGCCGTGCCAAATTTCAGCGGGACTATCACTGGTCTTTCTTTGAGAAACACTTCGGCAGTTACCGCAGGAACTTACACTGCCAAAATTGACGGCACAAACATCACTGGTTTGACAGCAATTGCCAACTCAACAACTAGAACTTTAACCGCCGCAACCGCCGCAAATACTTTTACCTCTGGTCAAGTTATTAGCTACACTCCAACAGGTATAACTAGCGTTATAGATGCGTTTATAACAATTAACTACACAAGGAATTACTAATGGCTATATTCCCTCAAACACAAATTCCAGCCACTATATCAGGCGCAGTTTTTTGGTATGATGCTTTTAAACAAGCACAAGGTTTAGTTTCTTCATGGAGCAATCAAATCTTACCTACTCCAGCCATTCAAGGCACTGCTACTAACCAACCAAACAATACTGCGGCAACAATTAATGATAAACCTGCGTTACTTTTTGATGGTGTAAATGATGGGATTTCGGCGAGTCCAACTAATGCAAATGCTGATATATTTGCAAATGGTGGAACTATTGCGGGAGTTTTTAGACCTATCGGGGATTCGTCTGGTTTTGCGGGTAGGTTTTTTGATAAATCAATATCTAATGCAGGTTATTTCTGTTCACACGGTCAAAGAATTTTAAGATTTCTTGCTAACTTTACAATATCATCAGGATTGTGGGATACGCAAAGCAATTCTGTAATTAACGGAACTAATTATTTTTTTATCATCACCTATGATAATTCGTCAATCGCAAATAATCCTAGTATTTATCTTAATTCAACTTCTCCCGTAACTCTAACAAAATCTATTACTCCCTCTGGCGTTAGAGTTTCAGATGCTGTCAATACTTTATACATAGGCAATGTTGGATCTGCAAACAGGTGTTTTAACGGTGCTATTGCTGAATTTATGGGTTACAAAAAAATATTAAGTGCGTCCGAAATTTCTCAATTAATAAATTATTTTAAAAACAAATATGGCTTTGCTTAGATTTAATCGCTTCTCTTCTTTTTTAGAAACAAAGCAAGCTCAAAAATATGATCACCTTTACCAAAAAGCAGTTGGCATGGCTACTGTAACGGGCATTGGTCTAGAAGTTATCCGTGAAAATAACTTGCATATTTTTCAAGATGGTGCATTTCCTTTGGAAAGCTATATTGTTGAAAACAATATTGAGGTAATTGATGAAGAGATTTATCGTGAAGCGTTAGAGTATTGGAAAGTTACAACTGCTTGGTCCGCCTATTACCGTTTAGAAAATGAGTTCTTTTATCTAAAAGATCATTCTGATCGCTCCTACACAGTAGTCGAACTCGACATGGATACTTTGACAAGGCTTGATAGTAACGGGAATGATATTATTATTAATGAATAAGTAATTTTAAAATAAATGGAGCATTTAACATTAGATTCTTTTAGAGAAGGTATATTCTGGTTTTTTGGTTTAATAGGATTAATTATTTATAAAGTGCTGGCTTATTTAATGCCGCAAGCTTATGAAGCCTTTTTTAATCATATAAAGTTGAAATTTACGGCAGATCTCTCTAAATCAGTTTCAGATCTTACTAAAGAAGTATCTCTTTATAAAAATCATAAGCATTGTATAGATAATGAAAATTTTGCTTTAAAACAAGCAATTTTAAGCGATGACAAAGAGCTTTTAGAAGAATTAAAAATAATTTTAAAGAAAGAAAAAAATGGCAAATAATCAATGCGACAGACCGCCAACCAACTTAGAAATGATTTACAAAATAAGCCATGAATGGTTAGGTTTTTGGTGGAAATTAGCGCAACTTATATTCAAATCAAAGCTACAATCAACATTCTTTGTTGTTTGCCTCTCTTGCGGCATTTTCCTATTCATGGCAAAAATATCAATTGCAGATTGCGTATCTGGTGCTAAATATTTAATCGGATTAATGTAATGACTCAATTTATTTTAAACAATATTAAGTCATTAGTTAATGGCTTTTTAATAGTTTTTGCCTTGATAGCTAGAAAAATGGCCTTTAAAGCTGGCAAAGAAAGTGTTTCAATAAATGAAAACAAAGAGGTAGTTAGTGATGTTGAAAAGTTTAATAAAACAAAGCAAGAAAATGCTCGTCTTAGCGAGTCTGATCTTGATAAGTTCGTGCCAAAATGGACAAGAAGAGATAAAACTAAATAAGGATATTTGCTTTGGATCTCATCTTATATATTTTGAGTCTAAAACAATTTATAGTCGTAAAGATAAAGAGTTTATCATCTCCAATAATCAGAACGCTTGCGAACATTGCAAAGTGTATCTCAGCAACGAAGAACAAGAAACCTGTGATATAGATTAATATGGATAAAAGATTAGAAAGAGCCTGCCAATATTTAATTACTAAAGCTTTTCCTTCTTACAACAAAGACACTTGTGGACATTGTGCCGCTGCTATTAGAAGTGCTTGTGATTTTGGATTTGAAGTTCATGTTAAAAAATTTTCTGCTGCTAAAAATTGCGCTCCTGCTTACGAAGCCCTCGGATTTAAAAAAGTGTTTGATTTTCCCGAACAAAACAAAGAAAATTATAAATCAGAGCTAGGAGATGTTGCAATTATCCAATATGAACCTTATGGCCATATCTGCATGAAAACTGAAAAAGGTTGGATCTCTGACTTTAAGCAAAGAGATATGTACGGCGGAAAGATCCGTGATAAGAACCCTCCCTTTGCTATTTACCGCTTTTCTTAAGCTCCTCAATATC